GATCCGCAGCCTGCCCACCAATATCTGTAAGCAACTCTTTGATGTTATTGAACGTATTAGAAAACGAATCCCAAAGGTTTGCAAGTGTACCAATGGCAATGTGTATCGCTCTGGGCAAGTTTTCCTTGACCCACTTTATTGTGTTCTGGATGAAGTCTTGGATTTTGGTTTTGTTTGTTTCAAGAGCCTCGCCGATCTTGTTCCACATCGTCACCTGAGCATCTGCACTCGCCCTAAGTGTCGGCATCAAAATATCAGTAATGGTAATCATTACATCAGCGATTGCGGATTGAACAATCTTGAACGAAGTTGCCAAGGTATCGCGTTGGGTTGCTGCAATCTTTTTGGTGAAGCCATCAACATTCGCAAGTTGGCTCGTATACTTTTCTATTGCCGCTTCGCCTTGCCCAACAAGTTGCAAGAATGCCACTCCACCCCTTGCACCAAACATCTGCACACCAAGATCGGCAATTTCCATATCAGACATCTGCTTGGTCGCTCTGCCAATATCGCCAACAATCTTGCTGATTGGTTTCATTGCCCCTGCGGTATCCGTTACAGATACGCCCAAGCCCTCCAACCGTTTTTGCACCTTGCTTGTTGCAAGCCCCATCAATACTTTTCGCAAGCCTGTGCCTGCCATCGAACCACGATTGCCCGCAGCAGCCAACGCCGTCAATGCACCGACAAGTTCTTCAACATCTTTGCCAACCGTTTTACCAACTGCACCAACAAACTTCATGGCTTCGCCAAGATCGGTTGCATCCATGTTTGCCGAAGTGAATGCCTTGGTAAGAACATCCATTGTGTGTTCTAGGTCTGATGCTTGAAGTTGCATCCCGCCCATGACTCTTGCGGCAATATCGGCGGCGGATGCCAAATCAAGACCAGAAGCCGCAGCGAAGTCTAGCGTTGGAGTCATCGCAGTTATAACATCGTTGGTTTTGAAACCCGCCATTGCAAAGATGGACATTGCATCAGCCGCTTGGTTTGCACTGTATTCAGTAGCCCGCCCCAATCGTCTTGCTTCCTCACGCAATGCCTTAAACTCTTTGGTGCTTGCACCCGTCAATGCTTTCACGCGAGCCATTGATTGCCCGAACTTTGCACCGACAACAATCGACAACGCAACAAAAGCCGACAATGCAAGAACACCACGCTTCGCCCATTTTATGATCGAAGAAAACAGTGTGGTGACCAAGTTGAAAATTGTTTTGATGACAGCACCAACTACTTTGAAAGCAGCCGTCAATACATTCTTGATAAGACTTGCAAGCCCACCAAGAACTTTGCCAATAACAGAAGCACCGCCACTGGCAATGCTCATGGCACTTTTCATGCCTGACTTCAGTTTGCTTAGGTTCGCTCTAACCTCAACAAATACTTCTGCTACTTTTCTACCTGATGCCATTTATTTTTCTACCTTCGTTGGTGCAATACCCATGCTTGCAAACACCGATCCAATTTCTTGCGGACTTGAAACACCCTGAGAGGATGGAGCGAGAGGTGCGGATTCGCCACCACCCCCCCAAGGATTTGTCAGTTTCATTACCTCTGGCAGTTCTTTGTAGTATGCGACGAATTGTTCAAGCGACATTTTCCATACCACATCTATCGGGGTAGAAGATAACGCAGCCAAAATAAGAATTGCTCGCACCCAATTTATAGGTTCGTTGGTTCGTTTCCCAAGTCATCTTCTTCACCTTCTTCTTCATCTTCGGGCATCCCAATAATCTGCCCAAGTAATTCAGTCGCATCGGTTATCCCATCAAACAAATCCATCACACTGTTTTGCGTGATCTCTTTGTGATTGCCCGAAACCGAACGCCACAAGAGCCAAGACAATCCTGAGAAGGTCATGGCTTCGTTGAGCATCGCATCAATGTCAAGCGGTGTCTTTATCCATTCGGAATAAAGGATTCGCTTTTCACTGTTTGGCAATTCTGATTTGTTGATCTCTTTTCTTCGTTGATTCTTCAGGTGTTCACAAAAGCCCGCCCAATCGGATAAACCAAGTTGGGCGAACTCATATTGCGAACCACGAAGCGTTACATGGATAGGACTCTTGATTGCTTTTTCAATCGTTGTCATTCTGCACCTCTTTCTAAATTACGCAGACTTTGTCCAAGTCGGTGAACCTGTACCACGGAACGTATACGCAACCTCGTTTGCCCCATCAATGTTCACGGTTGTATCAATGCCCGTGATGATTATGTTGCCAACGATAGTACCCTCAGTTGTATCGTCATAAAATCTAAAAGTACAAAGCGCTGCCGTATCTCCAATGCCGCCTGTCGCGGGGTCGGTGTCAGGTGTCAGACCATTTGAAGAAGTTGAATCCCACAATGCAGTCCAACTACCCGACCATGATCGCCGACCCGAAATGTACGAATCCCATTGCCCCGTTGCATTCATCGCGCTGATGTCAAGTTCCGCGCCCGCGAAACTGATCGACCACTCTTTGACATTGCTGTCAATTCCTGTACCAATAAAGGTAACCTTTCCACTCAATCCATTTACTACTGCCATTTTTCTAGTCCTTCAATCCTGTGGCAACATAATCGCAGGTATGCCGCCATGATGTTCCCTCCAACAATGGAGGGGCTTCGTTGTCCATTCGCATCTGCGTTTGCGAATGCCCACTGATCGTGTAGGTTGCTCTTGATAATACGCCGCGCAGCGCATCGCTTATGTCCATACAGGCTCTTGCACCTGCCTCTTCGCTTTCCCAAATATCAAACTGGTATCGAATAAAATATCCATCGGTGGTCATGTTGTCATCACCAACAATGCTTATGACATGGAACACCGCGTATGGATAAGTTTCGTTTTTGTCGGCTTGCGAATAACGCAAGCGACCCTTGGTAGAACCATCGCCACCAATTGAAGTATTGAAAGCATTGTCTGCCGTTAAGAAGTCGTACAATCCAATCACAACATTTGCAAGATCAACCGCCGCCACTTACAAACCTCCCTGAAGTTGGGTCACGGAACGATCCACCGCCACCACCTTTTGATGCTGCTTTCATGCCCGCCCGAATTACCGCAACAATTTCCTTTTGCTTATTGTCAAACGCGGGTCGCAAATATGGTCGCGGTGCCATGTTTTCAGTTCCAAGTTCCAATGCCGCACCGTACTTATCTGCGGGTGCTGTTGCCCCCACTCTTGCAATAAACTCGCCCCAACCAGTTCTTGCACCCTCAACTTGAATGCTTCTTCCAAGGTCACCTGTTTGCCTGAACGGTACTTGCCCCGCCTTTGACCTGAACTTTCCTTGATGACCTTTATTTTGATTCAATAAGATTTTGGCTTCACGCTGAACCATTGTGCCGCCCGCCATGATTGCCGACTCCAAAGCATTCTTGGCATCAGAAAGATAAGTTGCCGTCATATCGTCAAGATGACCAATCTTTCCACTGACCGATGACGAACCACCGCCCGATGTTGCTGCTGCTGCTCTTGTCAATGCTGCTAGCGGTAATGGCATTAGACTTCTTGCTCCAATACCAATTTCAAATATGAACCCGCCGTGTCAATATCCAAAACCGCACGAATCAAATATGTTTCGCTACTGATCGACAGTCGATCACCAAGCACAATGTCAGGTGTGCCAGAAGCGTACCCATGATGCGACACGTTCCATTCCTCGCGTTGGTATTCATCTCTCTTTGCACCCGACAACGGTTGCAGCATAATGCTGATCGTGCTACTAGTTGCCCAAGATTCAAGCGTTGCACCAAACGCATCCCGCGTTAGCGTCTTTCGCTGTACGATTGCTGTTGTGTTTGATAGTGATGCTACACTCACAACGAAACCCTCAAGTATCTTGAAAGCCTTGTTGATGGGCTGAATGTTACTTGCGCCGAAAGTGCGTAGGAATAATCTCCCAACTTCTCTGATTTCACTGCCAAGTCTTTGTCTTTAAGATTCCATGCCGCTTTCGCCGCAAAGATTATTTCGTATTCCACATCGGCAGGAATGGTTGAGAATCCCGCCGTGTATTTCACACGCACATCATGGTACGGATAACCCGATCCACAACTGCCATAGAAGTCTATCATTCCTATCTTGTAATCGGTTTGGTATTCACCTGTGTATTGCTCCCAACTTTGCAAAGTTAGCAAGCCCAAACTTGCAGTCTGTACGCCACGCCGTTCAAGCATGGTTGAATCACCATTGTTGACCAATGTCGCTGTCCAACCCGATGTTCCATCTATTGCTGTTGCAAGTGCTGTTACCGATGCACTCGCTGCAAAAGTTTTTGTTGTCGTTGTTGTTGTGCCATCGCTTGCAACCTCCCGCAAGATCACAGATACATCGGTTACTTCTACCGTTGGTGAAAGATTGCTGCCCGTGTATTCGATTGTCAGTGAGTCCTCAAAACTCGCACCAACAAAGTCTATGCCTGTCACATCAGGATCGGTAAAAATACCAATTCCGTCTTGACCAATTTGGAGTATCTCGTCCTTGCTTGTTGAAAGTATGTCACGGTCGAGATGGGTTTCCATCTTTGCCCAAAGATCATCGATCAAGATTTCAAGCAATGTGTCCTCATCGGAGCCTGTGATGTTGGCAACCAATTTGGTTCGCGTGACCAATGTTGTTCGTTGTGCGCCTGATAATGTTGACATGGTACACCTCGACTTCCAAGCGGGGGAGGATTAACCCTCCCCCACTTTTCAGTCCTAAGATCAACTTACAATTTCATCCACTGAAGGAATATCATTGTCGCTTGCGGGATAATATCTCGGCAAACCAAAAATGATTGCAGAACAATCGCTTGTTGCTGTGCCAACCGTCATCACTGCTTTCACATACCGACCATCGCTTTGCAATTCATCAAATCGAAGATTGATAACCGCTTGCTTATCCGAGTCTGTTCCCGCTTGGGTAAGTTGCGTGATCGCTTTACCGCTTATGTCGGAAAAAGAACCGCCACTGCTTGTCGAGTCTTGCAATTTGAAATCCAAAGTTGCAGAAGAACCAAGCGTTCCCGCTTGAACTACTGCCACCAAACGACTCCACAAACTCATGTCTACTTCGTCGCTGTCATACGCTGCGGCGGTGTTAGCATCGGGATCAATAACCCCGACAACCGCCCACTGTTCACTTCCTAGTGCTGTTGTCATTTTATAACTCCTCTAAGCCTTTTATGCTCTTGCTGCTAATGTCACGAAGCCACTCATGGTGTTAGAACCATTGCGCGGCGAAATTGTTGATGACATCCAAGGCATCCCATCCATACGCATTCTGAACTTGAACGCAACCGCGTCTTGGTCGAACCAAAGATGTATTGAAGATGATGCTTCAATGCCGCCTGATTTGGTTGCGGTCACATATTGTGCAAGGTTGACGAAACAAATATCGCCAACGTCACCAAGGGTTTCACAGTGTTGCGTTGCAACAACTGGTCTGCCAAGTAGCGTTCCAAATGGTGATCCACTTATGCCGCCCGCAGGTAGATAAATACCTGTGGAAATTGCCATTGTGAACAGTTGTTCTTCGATGTCTTGGTTGATGTACCAAACGCCGCCTGATCGCCAAGGTGCGTACATTCGTGACCACATCGAAGCAATGTTTTCAACCTGTACGGTGTCTGCTGCTTGACCTGATACCTTTGCAACTGTCACCAAAGCACTACTGTTCAAGAAACCAAGTGGTTGTCCTGCACCAGTACCACGGAAGATTGCTTCGCCCGCTTTGAAATCTAACTTTTCGCCCGCCTTGCGTGAAACAAAAGATTCCATCGCCGCAGAATCGGCGAGCAACTCTTCGGTACACGGAACCAGACAAGTCAATTTTCTCAACCTGATATTTTTTTGTTTCAGATTCGGTTTTGACTGGGCGAGGGAATCACTCTCTCCCTCCCAATTAGCGAGGATTCCACCACTTGTTTGCCAAGCGGTAGTTTCGTCATCAGGAAAAGTTATACTGTTGCCACTTAGTTCATACGAATCAGTTTGCCCAAGCAATGATTCTTCACCCGCAACGAATGAATAAATGTAATCTCGAAACTCAGGTGGAACAGCAAAGCCGCCATCAGCACCAACAGTTTCGTTTCCATAAGTGGACAGTGTTGCCTTCGTCCAACTGGTCAATCGGTCAGGTGTGTTCCTGCCATCTGCGGCTTTTGCAACATCAGCGTAAAAATCGCCAACCCTGTTGTATCCACCCTTCTTGTCAAATGAAAGTCGGTCTACACCAACTTGAACATCTGCACTTGCAACTGGTGAATCATCTTCACCAATAGACTTGCCAAGCAATTCCATTTCGTTTTTCATGTTTTCTTTCTCCGTTCGGAGTTCTTCAATTTCATCTGCCATTTGAGCAGTGGACAAATCAAGTCGCTGTTTGGCTCTGTCATCCCACATATTCTCGATGTCATATTCCACGCCTTTGATTTCTACTGTTGCAGAATCAAGTTCGGAATCATCAAGATGTTGTTGGACTGCCTCTAGCGTTTCATCGCCATCGTACCCTGCTGAAAGCAAATGCTTTACAAAGGTTTCCCAATTCATAATTCAATCTCTCAATTGCGGTTCGCGTGTTCGCGTTGCACAGCATGAATCGGGGGTAGCCATTCACGGAGTTGCTTGCTTGTTGCAACCTAGTCTAATTTTAAGCGGGCAACGCGCCCGCCAAGTTGTAAACGATCTCGCTTTGTCTTTTCTTGCGTTTGTCCGTTATTGATTTGCCAAGCATCCGCTAGCCACTTGTGATTCTTTGCAACTTGTAAAACCAAGGAATCTTGGTTGCTCGGCACATTTACGATAGAGAACTCCAACAACGACCACTTGGATATAACATTGCGGACATCATCGCCGAACTTTTTCATATCCTTGTCGGTAGGTTCTCGCATCTCCAAGGGTATGAATCCAACTGAAAACGCTTTCAAGATTCCCTGTTGGAACAAATTGAAAACGGTATCGGGTATCCATTCAACACTGCTTGGATGTCCTGTGGGTCGCTCTGCAAACTGCACTTCGGCAATGATGCCATCGGATTGCCGCTTGACTGACAAAGCCCTACCAACTGGCAAGCCGCCTTGGTCGTGATTCAACAACACAACAGGATTCTTGCGGAAGTCTTTGAGATCAATCCCACTTGGCAATAGCACCTCGCCATCACGATCAATGGATGTTGTGCTAATCTTTGCCGTGACAGTTCGCGGCTTCATTGCCTTCGTATCCTTTTCGATTACCACATCGAACAAGGCAAGCCGCTTTTGTTCTGGTTCAATGGCTTCTTTTTCTTCGATTGTTGTCAACATATTTTCTTGCATTTCTGTTCCCTTGTCCGTTTCTTTTTCGTTTTCTGCTGCGCTATATGTGGTCGCTTCATGTTCTTCACCTTCCATGCACCACTCCATATCGTGTTCAGAATCGGCGGGCATATTGTGATACCCCACTGGGCAGTTGCCATCTTCATCAGGGAACACTTTATTTTCATCAACCATCGTTTCGTCAAGCATCTTCTTCGCCGTCCCTTTTCCATGTATATAAAATCTCGTTTA